ACACAAAGTAATGATCTTACCACCTGAGTTGAACTTGTCCTGTCCAAACAATACACCGGCTTTAGTATTACCAATTTGGGGGAAGGTCTTGTCAGCAACAACACGTTTCTTCCATGCCACCAACTCGCCATCAGCATTCATGTACGGATACCAATGTTCAGTGATGACACCGTTCTCAAGTAACAGGCGTACACCATACTGACGCACAGTTTCTTTGCTGATGTTCCTGTCTTTGATAGGACCAACAACAGTACCATCTGGATCAGGTAACTTACTCTCCTTCAGAGGCACAACATTATCTTCTGCTTGCATAGATTTATTTCCTTTCCATATTCTGTTCTCACAACTGAAACAAAAGAAGTGATCCTCCCATTCACCATTACAATCACTGCCGCCACACTTCTCACACGGCACATGACGAAGAAACTTAGGTTCAGCCATCATCTTTCTCTAATGCCTCCGCCGCATGCGCTCGTTTACGCCAAGTCGCGCAGATGCGCCAAGCGTCATCCCGCTCCGAAGTAAGGTCTTTGACTTTTTGTGCCAGTTGTTCGATGCGGTCAGCGGCTTCCATTGTTAGGGTACAGTGACTGTGATAAAACTCAACTGAGTTACGCAGTCGTTTAACAAGATTGTTACTCATTCTCCTTTTCCATCGTCAATGAACAGATCATCATACCCTTCCCAGTAGTCATCGTCTTTATCTTTGTTGACCCAACCTTGGTAGCTTTCATCTTTACACTTACCGCATGGTTCAAACTTACCAGTGCGAGGGTCTTTTATAATCTCATGTGGCTCAAGGATAACGTCACAGATATAACATCGCATTTTATTTCTCCAAAAAGACAGAGGACTTACACCAATATGGATGCCTCTGTTAGTTTAAGTTAGAAAGGGAAGTCGTCGAAGTCGTCTCCTTCAGAATCATAACGACCATCAACCCAACCTTCCTCGTACCCGTTATACTCATCACTAAAATCAGGATACGGGTTGTTATAGGGAAAGTCATTGATACCATCACGGTACCCAACGTCATAAGCCGTGTCACCATACACTGAACGAGAGGACAAGGTATCTTTTTCTCTGTCCATGTGTTCACCGATCACCTTATAACGGCAGCACCGTCCCTTGGAATTGTTGTAGTCAACAGGGATAGACACCACATCAGCAGGGTTGATCTTGATAATCATCGTATGACCATTATGCCCCCATGCACTGTTGAGGTATTCGATAGAGCAGAAGTGCAACCCGGCAGAGCAGGTCTGATTAGGATCATCCATCACCTGATTACGTTCCATCTCACAGACAGACCCAACAGAGTTATCAAAGGTGCCGCTGTACTTATCCTTGTAGTTGTGGTCAACGTTCTTGTATGCAAGGAAGTGACCATCAGTGGTGATGGGTAGGTTGTTACACTCAAGGAAGCGGTACAGTTCATTGATGGCCCTGCTGCTAGGGTTCTGCATCAGGTTCTCAAGGAACTTCAACATCGGGTTGACATCATACCCTTCACGTACCATGGACATGATTCGTTTAGTCAACGAGTTGTCAAGTTGCTTGTCGTTCCAGTAGACTACACCGTTCAAGACATAGACCTGACCCTGACCAAAGTCATTAATAGTTTGGGCAGCATCAGCAGCTTTCACAGCCATCTCATAGTCACCTTCCTTCAAGTACTGGATAATGGTGGCATAGCTGATGTGATCTTTTGGGACAATCAGAGTCTTACCGTCAGTGATGATGGTGATCTGGGATGAAGTCACAAGGTAGTTAGTAATCATAGTTCAATTCCTTTCTCGTTTACATAGTGGACCATCTTAATATACTTACCTACATTATCGTACGATGGAGTAGATCGATCAGACAACATAGGATACTCCTTAGTTATCTTCTTAGTCAGTGTATCTCCGTATATACTTAATCTATTCCTCCTATCTTTTACACCTACGATGTTTACTGCATAGTTAATGATGTCTTTCTTATTGATATCTTTGATACCATAGAATACATCACGTTTATCAAGACATACTTTATAGTAACCTGTCTTGATCCCTTTGTCAACAGGTATCTTCAACTCAGTCATAACATGGTCAACCTGTTGCGCTAATATGTACTTGACAAGGGAGCTTTTATGCTCAGACACCATCTCATCTACCAACTTGGAAGCATCTTCATAGCTGATGTAGTTAGGATGATCCTTCAGTTTGTTCTTGACATTAGCAGGACACCCATAAACAACAGTGTCATGTGGTATAAGGTTGTACCTTTTCCATACCTTGATAGTCTCTTGGATGGTGCCGTTAGATACCCATCTGAATTCATTCTCAAAGTCAGGCTCATTAGATTTAAGGTTGACATAGATGCCGGTGTTAGCGTCAAGGTCAAGGTCACCGGGGTAGTCATTCCAATAATCCTTGGAAGTATCCCCATACCGAGACGCCTCCATGTTCAAGACCTTAACCTTGGCCAACTTTTTACGCTGAGATGGTGGCACATAGGTATGTTGTACTTTGATATCAGGTACATCTTGATCGAAGTCAATGATGCTGTCTTCACCAAGTCCAACATTAGTCTTGATCCAATCAAGTGCAACCTGACGTTTACCATCAGGGTACTCAATCAACCTGCAATCTACATTGCTGTAGTTGTTCTTGACATATTCCAACAGACGAGATGGTTTACGTACAGCTTTATGGTGAACAATGAACCAGACAGTACTATTACTGGTGTAAGACAGACGCATCTTACCTTTGTTATGCTTGGTCTGGTACGCATCAGACAGGCTCAGTGTCTTACGGCTGAACTTATATGATGATGCGATGTAGTAGTTCATACTGTCATCAAAGTCTACATTGATAAGAGAGTTAACTTCCTCACCTTTCCATTTCAACTTGACACCTGACAACTGAACCAAGGTGTTGCCGTTGGCAAAATCCATAGCTTCCCATGGTGTAGTCAGCTTATCAATCTGCTGTTGTGCACTGACTTTGAACTCCTCAATAATATCCTCACACTTCTGCCTGATAACCTTGATTGTACGAGGTGAGTACAGGATATCTTCACGACTGATAGGTAGATCGATGGAACCAATAGGCAGAGTGATGTCAAGATTAGACCTGAGTAGTTTACCAACAGGGTCAGAGTAACCATCCCTGATCTTCTCATCATCAACAGGGTACCATAGATTACCCATGATAATTCTACTCTCAGTTGAGTACTCATGGCTCTGTTTTCTACGCAGACCCCAATCCTTACCTTGTGTTATGTACTCAGGTTCAAGCCAATCAACTTCAACGTTTGTCTCAGGTTTAGGGTTGAAGTACTTGAGAGCATGGACAAATTTGTCCTTCATCTTAATGAAGTCAAACCGTTCAACAGGTACCCTGATCTCAAGTCCGTTAGGCTCATCAGTATGTACAGGTGTACTTAACTCAACAAACTGTGCATCACCGAACTCATCCTTGTACGCGCTAAACGTGTACTGTACTCCTTCATATCTGTCGATGATGGTGTACTGATCTGACATGGTAAAGGGAACTTTCATTCCGATACCGAAACCACCTACCTTGGTGTTGTCCTTATCCTTGGTACTGGCACCGATACCACTAGCATACTTAACCAGATCATCCCTACTCAGACCAGTGCCGTTGTCAATGACAGCAAACCAAGGTTCCAGATCAGTAGGTAGATGGACAGTGAAGTTTGGATCAACCTCACTTGCATTCTGACATATCTCCCTTACTGTTGCAGTGATAGGGTCTTTGTATGAGTTGTCAAGTATCAACGATATAAACTTCTGAGGGTCTGCGATATCAAATGATGCTGCCTGTTGCAGTCCCATCGATAGGACATCGTTGATCTTCTCATCAGGTTTAACTCTCATCTTAATACCATTCCTTCACTAATCTGACACGCTGTTCAACACAGTCATGGATCACTTCACGTTTGACACTTGCCTTATTACGGTTCTGATGTACGATATACTCTGGTACATCTTTAGAAAAGGTGAACTTAGGTTGTGTCTGGGATGCACGATACACTTCACACAGACGCACCCAGTTGTTACGTAGTGGTTTGACGTACCCTTTCTCCCAATGTACAATAGTCACGATACCAACGCCCATCATCTTGGCAGCGTCCTTACGTGACATACCAAGACTGATACGTACTTTGGCAAGGTTGTTACCACGTGGTGCAACGATATTGTTTCCCGCAGTACCGGTCTCTACAATTTTTCCATCAAAAGGCATTGGTCTTACTCCTGTTCTGGTAGGTTGGTTGGAATGTATAGGTGGCAGTACCCGTTGTCCTTACGAGGATCAGCGCTGAGTATTGCATGGTCGGCATAGTCAGGGTTGTTTTGATACTTCTGGTGCCTGTCGCAATGACTGCTAAACATACACTCATAAATTGGACACACAAACATCTGGTTCATACCAACATACTCTCCTCAAGGTTATCCACATCAGCCTCATCGATCCAGTCATCTGCAAATTGCTTTGCGTATAGATGTGGGCTGATGACATTCTCTGCACGCTCGTATGCAAAGTCATACAGTAAATCCCATGCGTATTGTTTCTCTATTTCATTTGCGTATTTCATAGAAACCACTCCGGTTTAGTTGAAGGTAAAGTCCATTTACATATGTCACGTTTGGCATTACGGTAGTAGTCACGATATGCTGTGACAGGATCAGGATGTTTGTACTCATCAGGCATTGCTAACTTGACACGTGTACCACCCACATCTGAGATAAGTTTAGGCGGCACCATCAGTGTGTGTAGCAATTTATCACGCTCAAGTTTATGTGTCTTGTAGTACCGCTCAGTGTACTCGTCGCAACAGTAAGACAACAGAGACCACACGTACATGTAGTTGTTGACACACTCACGCACCCAGACAGCAGACGGATGATTGATATGTGTAGATTTATACAGTCCGTCAGGCACATCATCCCCATCGATTACATGGTGTGCTGTGCTGAGTAGTTGACCGTATTCCAGTATCATTTTGACAACATGCTTATCGCAATGATACTTGGCACACAACGCAGGGTCATGGTCCAGATAAAATATATTCATTCCCATTCATCCTTCTCAAAGATATCTGTCCACCCCATCACTGATGCGATAAGGTACACCACCGCCAAACACACAACATATCCGACTATGATTTCAAACATGACGTTGATCCCACAGACTACGGATGTCTCGTGTTGCTGCCCGGTAGACTGACCATTGACGGGTATCCTGTGCAATCCGTGCCGTCCGACACAGACTACGCAATTGTCCTCGTACACTGATATCAGCATAGAGGGTGTGTTTAGGTATGATAAACATTACTTATCCTTTCACACTTTATCTCTGTTTTCAATAAACACAGTGAACCGTTCAGTCCGGTCATCCAACCACACAGTCGGATTAATACCGGCATTACGCAACGACTCCGCAAACAGACGCGCCTCACCACGATCAGCGAACACGTATTCAGTACCGGAACCGCCCATCATGACATCAGTCACTTTGAATTGTATCATCACACTTCCCCTTCATAGAATTTTCGTGTGTCGCCATTGACAATAGCAAACTGCTGTTGATTTGCTCATGTCCTTGGACCAACAGCGCACGGATATACGCCGCAGTTGCAGGGTTTCCGTGGTCCTCGAACATTTGTGCAATGCTCGGACTAATCGGTTTCATATTACACTTTCCTTTCCTAGATTGTGGACACACCAAGACACACTGCACCTGTGAAGATGCAATGTGCCTTAATTGTACACAAATGTTGTGTGTATTATGCTGCGACCTTTTCTTGTTGATCCAGCAGGGATTCCAGCACACGCAATTGTCCTGCATTGACAAGACGCCCGTCCTCTTGAGCCTTGTATGCGGATTTCAGCAGGGATTCCAGCTTTTTAGCGAAGTCAAAATCCTTCAATTCAGATTCCGGCTTGGGCATATCGTACCATTTGACAGCCGCAAGATTTTCAACAACGTCAGACTTGGCAATTTCCTGCCAGCCCTTATGCAAACCTAGTACGTAGTCCGTCCCGTCAACCTTGAACGTGTTTTTCGTTCCCGGCTTGGCAGGTTTCTTGAACGCAGGGGTGTTGGCTTCAATCCAACGCACAAACGAAGCACAATTTGCGCCATTGCCCATGCTATTTGCAAGCTTGGTAATGAAACCAGTATCGCCGTTGCGCTCTTCCTCGAAAATAGCCTGTACCGCCATAATGCCAGCGGTTTGGATATCATCACGCAAGGTAGCGGAACGCTTGCCAATCGAATTGATACGCTTGTTCAGGTCTTTAATGTTCACGTTTTCCATTGTTTTATCCTTTTCCAATGGGTTACGTGTACACACTATGTGCACACACTAGGACACACACACCGTTAAGCGTATGTGCCCCATGTATGCACTAGGTTTATAACGTGCTGACAATCAACAATGCCCGTTTGAAAATCAGGGTTATTAGGCCCTTATCAGATACAGCATTCGCCCCGTATCAGGGTAAACTGTACCGTTACATTTCTGAAACAATGTTGATTGCGTACATAGTCGCACGCTTGCCTTGATTTTTGACCACGGTTCAAAGCCACCGTGCTAGGATTGTTTCGCCACCCTAGTGAACGCCAAGTGTCTAGGCTTGCCAGCCTTTTCCTGATCCTACTTTGAACGCTGTTTGATAGGCCGGGAGCTGTCAACGCCGATAGGTTTGCCAGACCGTGCGCCAATCCCCTGTTTGCGTGATCACCTACGAACTCACGTTCGTTCGAACCATTCTTGGATTACGGATTGGATACCGCGACCCCGTTAACCGTGTATGTATCAGCGTTCCCGTGCATTGCCTTGGAAAGTACCCTTTCCCGTGGCGTTGCCAAGTTTCCGCCCGATAGTCCGGTGCGTTGCCGTGCCCTGTTTGTGTCTAGGTCGGGGCCGAACCGTTATGAAGTGCTGCCGTTGTCGTTTCCAATCAATCAATCAAACCTATGCCCTAAATAATCGGTTTTCAGCATATGTCCAGTGAAAAATAAAAAAATATCGAACTATTAGGTTCAACGCTAAACCTAATTAATTACTTGACATGTGTTTTCTGGCACGATCTTTGCTTAATTCACGTTTTGTTCCTATATTACACAAAAATATTGTAGGGGCTAGAATGGCCTAGAATGGGCCGTGATGGGGCAGGTCCGTTTCGGGGTTCATGGGTACCGGGAAAAGGTCGGGCATTCTCAGGCCAGCACAGGCCAGCACAGATATACACAATAATGTTGTGGAATAGGCTAGGGTAATAGATAGTCCCATATCGAGACTAATGTTGGCATGGTTCTTGTTGCGAGTCATTCTCATCTAAATCCTTTGCCGTCAATGGGGTAGCATAACGATATAAAGATATGTTTATGTCTTAATTGTATACAATCCAATCGATAATGATAATCATTCGCAGTTGACGATGCAGAGCCTATGTTGGAATGCAATCGATAATCATTCGCAACTGGGCCAGCACCGGCAGACTGTAATGCAACTGAGAAGCATTCGCAACTGCGACTGGGGAGGACAAGGGGGGCTAGGGGTGCTGCTGTGTGTTTTTACATACCAACAATTTTACTAACAGAAATTCGGCTATAGAAGATTTAACTTGACAAGGGTGGTATAAATAATATATAATATAGTTAGCAATTGAGATTAAATATCTTAATTATCCATTTATTCTCTCCGTCTTTAGAGTTCTGTAGGGTTACTGCAGAGCATACTATATAGATACTCTACTTACGTCTTCTAATCAATATATGGACTCTGCCGCAAACGTAGTCACTGCCAGAGTTATTACCTCTTGACTTTTCTCTTTGTCTAAGGTATAATTAGAGTATGATTAAATTTATTCCTTTCCTCTTCCTGTCTCTGATGGCGATTATTCCGGCTAAAGGATATGCGTTTGAGGCAGGTGAAACGTTCCCGGCTGGTTATGTCTGTAAGTCTGAAGAACTTGTTATGCAAGTTGCAGAGGAGGATGCAGAAGATACCAAGAAAGCCGGTGAACTTATGGCAATGTTCTTCCGCACAGGTCTGTGTGTTCCTGTCAATGGACATATGGTGTTTATCAAGGAAGTCCTTCTGGAGTATGAAGACAATAAAGGTGTATTCACTCAAGTCCTCAGTGTCCAAGCCAAGGAAGGGCCAGATCAACCAGTCTACTACATGATCGTAACTCCTAAGATTAACAAGACATGATCCACCCAGAACTGAAAGACAAGATGAAGGATAAACTGGGACGGTACCGCACCATGTCCCTGTTCCGTGAGTTTTATCTGAATGAAGAAGGAAGTGATCTTGAGCCGGTCTATTGTCTTAAAGATGAAGACCCTCAAGGTAAACTTCCTTCTCTGAAACAGATGTACATGGAGATCGGAGACCCAACTGAGTATGAGTTCGCCATCCAAGCTTTCGGTTCGTATCAACACTGGTTAAAGATTAAGAACGCCAGAGCCATCAAGAAGTTTGTGGAAGACTGGCCCATCGAACTTGAAGTCAAACTAAGGTCTGAAGGTATCAGGTCTGTGGTAGATGAAGCTATAAACGGTAAGTCAAAGTTTAATGCTGCCAAGTTCCTTGCCAAAGCTGAGTGGAAAGATTCAGCATCCAAACGTGGACGACCCAGCAAAGAAGAAGTGGAGCGTGAAGTCAAGATCGCTGCCAAGTTAGACGCAGAGATCGGCGCAGATGCGCAACGTCTTGGCCTGTCAGTGGTCAACGGAGATAAAGAATGAGTGGTGTATCCACTGAAGACATTCGTCGGGCTGCAGAACAAGACCTAATTACCTTTATCAAACTCATTGCACCTCAGACTGTCCTTGGTCATGTGCATGAGGAACTCTGTCATTGGTGGACCAGAGAAGAAGCCAAGTCACAACAGCTTACCCTCCTTCCCCGTGACCACCAGAAGAGCCGCATGGTTGCCTACAGAGTTGCATGGTACCTGACCAAACATCCTGACCACCGTGTCCTGTATATCTCTTCCACTTCTAATCTGGCAGAGAAGCAGCTTAAATTTATCAAGGATATCTTTACATCTAAAATCTATCAACGCTACTGGCCAGAGATGGTCAACAAGGATGAATCCAAACGAGAGAAATGGACAAACACGGAGATTGCCCTTGACCACCCACTACGTAAAACAGAGGGAGTGCGAGACCCTTCGATCTTTATTGCAGGCCTCACGACTTCCATTACTGGTCTGCATTGTGATGTGGCTGTGCTTGATGATGTTGTCGTGCGAGAGAATGCCTACACCCAAGAAGGCAGAGACAAAGTCAAACTGCAGTACTCTCTCCTGTCCTCCATCGAAGGTGTCGATGCCCAAGAATGGGTAGTGGGGACCAGATATCATCCTAAAGATTTGTATAATGATCTGATGGAAATGAATGAGGATATCTATGATGACGAAGGGGATGTGATAGACTTTGAGCCAATCTACGAAAAGTTTGAGCGTATGGTTGAGGACAGAGGTGACGGCACAGGAGAGTTTTGCTGGCCCAGACAACAACGACATGACGGGAAGTGGTTTGGTTTTGACAGACAGACCTTGGCACGGAAACGAGGAAAATATCTGGACCGAACTCAGTTCTATGCTCAGTACTACAACAACCCCAATAACCCTGAAGGTAGTGGCATTTCCACTGACAAGTTCCAGTACTACGATAAAAAGTACTTGACAAGAACGGGTGGAGTATGGTATCATAAAGGTACAAGATTGAACATCTTTGCTGCGATTGACTTTGCTTATTCCTTGACCAAGAAGGCAGATAGCACAGCCATCGTAGTTATCGGCGTTGATCCGCATAACAACTTCTATGTCCTTGACATTGACCGATTCAAGTCTGATAAGATCAAGGATTATTACGAAGCCATCCTACGTATGCATGTTAAGTGGGACTTCAGAAAGATCAGAGCCGAGGTGACTGCAGCGCAGAAGGCGATTGTACAAGAACTGAAGAACTCGTATATCCGAGAGAACGGTCTTGCTTTAAGCGTAGATGAACATTCACCAACCCGACATCAGGGTTCAAAAGAAGAAAGGATCAGGGCTATTCTGGAGCCACGTTATGACAACCTTGCCATGTGGCATTACCATGGTGGCAACTGTCAGATGCTGGAAGATGAATTAAGTCAAGAAAATCCACCACATGATGACATCAAAGATGCTTTGGCTGCAGCGATTGAAATTGCAGTTCCTCCTACTCAACAGACCAGAAGTAGGACAAACGTTGTTCCTATTTATAATTCTCGCTTTGGCGGCGTAGCGTACGCTTAACTAAGAGGTTCCAATGGCCGGTAAGACTATTGATATCCAAGAACTGATTGATGGCAAGGATGACTTTGCAGAGGCAATCAGTAATCACTTTGAACAGTGGAACACCTTCAGAGCCGCATGGCTGGCCGAGAAACGAGAACTTCGTAACTACCTATTTGCCACCTCCACCCGAGACACCACCAACTCCAAGCTTCCGTGGAAGAACTCCACCACCTCCCCCAAGCTGACCCAGATCAGGGACAACCTCCATGCCAACTATATGGCAGCGTTGTTCCCCAATGACAACTGGCTTCAGTGGGAAGCAGAGGATCGTGCAGCGGCAGATGGGCAGAAGAGGGCCACCATCGAAGCCTACATGCGTAACAAGACGCGACATGGTGACTTCCGTTCTATTGTCTCCCAGCTTGTCTATGACTACATCGATTACGGTAACTGCTTTGCCACTGTGGAATACTTTGACGAATCACGAGAAGACCCTGAGACTGGTGAGATCATCCCCGGTTTCGTTGGTCCTAAGCCGGTACGTATCTCACCGTACGACATTGTCTTCAACCCTGTGGCACCAGACTTCAACTCCACCCCGAAGATCATCCGCTCTGTTAAGACGATGGGTGAACTTAAGGTTGATCTTGAAGAACATCCTGAGAAGGGTTACCTTGAGGACGTTTTCAATCTGATTGAGGAGAACCGCACACGGGTTAAGTCTATCTCACAGAACGATATTTCCAAAAACGAAGGGTTCCAGATTGACGGATTTTCTTCTATCTACCATTACTACGACTCTGGCTATGTGGAGATTCTGGACTTCATCGGTGACATTTATCATAACGGTAAACTCTACAAGGATCATATCATCACCGTTGTAGACCGTGAACATATCATTCGTAAGGTGCCTAACCCCACATGGCGTAAGTCTTTGGTCCGTCATGCAGGGTGGCGTCTGCGTCCTGATAACCTGTATGCCATGGGTCCTCTTGATAACCTTGTCGGTCTGCAGTACCGTATTGACCACCTTGAGAACCTGAAGGCGGATGTCTTTGATCTTATCGCACACCCTGTGATGAAAGTCCAAGGATACGTTGAAGATTTTGAGTACGGCCCCAACGAACGTATTTATGTGGGGGATGATGGTAATGTGGATTTTATACGTCCAGATGCAACTGCTCTTAATGCAGATCAACAGATTATGGAACTTGCCAACCGGATGGAAGAGATGGCAGGTGCGCCTCGTCAGGCTATGGGCATTAGGACACCGGGGGAGAAGACGGCTTATGAAGTGCAGACCCTTGACAACGCCAGCGGACGTATCTTCCAAAACAAAGTAACGTACTTTGAAGAGACGTTCCTTGAGAAGATTCTTAACGATATGCTTGAGTCTGCCCGTCGCAACATGAACTCAAAAGATGTTGTGGCTTCTTTGGACAACGAACTTGGTATTCAAATCTTCCAAGACATTACCAAAGATGACCTGAATGGCAAAGGACGTATCTATCCTGTTGGTGCCAGACACTTTGCTGCCAAGGCTAACCTGCTTCAGAACCTGACCAACCTTTCTAACTCTGCAGTCGGCCAAGACCCCA